GAGGAAGAGAAAGAGTACAACTCTTTCGAGGATTTATTTGAAGAGGAGGAAGATTAATGGCTAGAATAATTGCTAAAACGAAACTTGATGCACGCTCAATTGATATTCTTAATGTTATCAGAAATAATGCATCATATGCTTATCAAAAAGATATACCAAAAATAGAGAAAGAGCAGGACATTCCAAAGGTTGGAGAAATTCTTTTTGGAAATCCGACACACTCCAACGAATTTATCAACGCTTTAATTAATAGAATTGCGTTGGTGCGTATGCAGAGTGCAACTTTTAACAACCCTTATAAGCACCTCAAGAAAGGCTATCTTGAATTTGGCGAGACTGTAGAGGACATTTTTGTTGGTATTATCAGGGCTGTAAAATATGACCCTGAAAAGGGTGCTAGTAGAGAGTTTAAGCGTACTCTACCTAATGTTCAGTCAGTCTTTCACATAACTAATTGGAAAGTAATGTACCCAATTACTATTGAGAAACAGGCTTTAAAAAGAGCTTTTACATCTGCGGACGGTGTTACTAACCTTATTACATCAATTATTGAGCAAGTTTATCAGTCGGCTGAATATGACGAATACTTACTTTTTAAGTATCTGCTTATCAAAGCAATTTCTCATGGTAAAGTATATCCACAGCCTATTGATACTACTAACATGAATAATGTGGCTGTAGCTTTTAGAGGAAAATCAAATTTACTCCCTATTGACATGACAGGGCGATTTAATGAGTCTCATGTACAGAACAACACACCTATTGATAAACAGTGTATTTTTATGGATGCTGATTTCAATGCTAAATTTGATGTTGAAGTTCTTGCCAGTGCTTTTAATATGAATAAAGCAGATTTCATCGGTAAACTTCATCTTATTGACGATTTCAGTTCGTTTGACAATGAAAGATTTGAAGCGATAAGAGAAGAGTCTACAGGTCTCGAAGAAGTAACGACAGACGAGCTTGCACTTATGAAAAATGTTAAGGGAGTTTTGCTTGATGAAGAGTGGTTCCAAGTTTATGACAACTTATTCGAATTTGACGAAACACGTGTTGGCAGTGGTTTGTATTGGAATTATTGGTTGCACGTTTGGAAAACTATTTCATACTCACCTTTTGCTAATGCAATCGTTTTTGTTGACAGTGGTGATATAATTGCCAAGCCTGAAACAATTAATGTTAAAATCACAGGAAAAGATATATCTAATGTTGGTACTATCTTTACACTTAATGTGCAGGATGACAATGCTACACTTGCACCTAATTCACTTAATTTTGTACAGACTGAAGCTCTTACAAAAGAGGGTATTGCCGTGCAGAAATATGGTGCTATTGTAATTCCGTCAACAAAATCAGAGTCATCGATAACTCTTGTAGCTGATTTAGACGGAATAACCTACACAAGTACACCTATCACTAGCGAAAATGTTGTAAATGATACGATCAAATTATCTAGAGGGTGATGAATTATGTACATAGTACCTGACAGTGAGGTGTATATGCTGAGTGGAGTACCACTTTCCACTCAGCAGAAACACACACTTTATTTTTCAGATAAGAAAACACAAGCAGATTATTTTATTAGTAAAGCCAAAAAGCATTTTAATAACGTAACTTACAACAGAGTTAATAAGGGAAAATGTCGTTTACAGGCTACAGCAGACAGCTTATACGACTGTAATTACATGATGTTTCAAAACTCATCTTTCAGCACTCGGTGGTTTTATGCATTTGTGACAAGTATTGAGTATATTAACAATGTTACCGCTGAGATAAGCTTTCAAATTGATGTTCTACAAACTTACTGGTTTGATATTGAACTAAAAGAATGCTTTGTCGAACGAGAGCATAGTCTAACTGATAACATCGGTGAGCATATCTTACCTGAAAATGTCGAATGTGGCGAATATGTTTACAACGGTGAGGCTCAGTTAATCGGGCTAGGCTCTTTAAGTACTTGTACCATGGTACTACTTGCCACAACAGGCGGGTATCTATACGACGGTGTTTATAGTGGCTATCAAATAAAAGCCTTTGCTAACACAGAAACAGGTGGTAATAATCTCACTAATTTTTTAAATCAGTACTTAACTACTCCCGAAAATATATTAGCTCTTTACACATGCCCTACAGATATACTTCCCGTTAATGTTACAGACGATGGAGTTAATATTACATTTACTGGAAATACTAACCCAATAAATGTTACTGGTGTACCAATTAGTAATACTGACACAATAAACGGTTACACGCCACGAAACATGAAGCTTTACACCTACCCATATAATTTTAACGAAGTAAGAAATAACTGTGGACAAACATTAATACAACGCTATGAATTTTCAGAAAATCTTACACCATATTATAACATAGTTGGTAACATGACGATGCCTGTACAAGAAGTGCTAAGACTTGACCGATACAAGTCCACAGAAACCACAGGCACCGGCAGAATGGATATGACAGAAACAATCACACTTGACAGCTTCCCTTTATGTTCATGGAATGTGGACGCGTTTAACGCATGGGTTGCTCAAAACGCTGTCCCGATCACAATTAACGCTATTCCGTCAGCCGTTCAAACTGCTACAGGGATGATTAATGGACAGTCAAGTAATTCAGCACTGGGCAGTGTGGAGAATATATTAACAAGTGCTTACACGGCTAGTATTACTGCTAATGATGTAAAGGGCAATTATGCCACTAATAATGCACTTTTTGGTAAAGGACAAGTGTGCTTTGAAGCTCAACGAAAATCTATCACTGCTGAGTATGCTAAAGCTATTGATAAGTATTTTGATGTATTTGGGTATGCCTGTCACACAACTAAAGTACCCAATGTGTCAAGTAGACCGCATTGGAATTATACAAAAACCGTTGATTGTACAATAGTAGGGTGTGCACCCAGTGATGACATAGCACAGATTGAAAGTTATTTTAATAGCGGAATAACTTTTTGGAAACATCCTAGTGAAGTAGGTAATTATTCGCTTGATAATTCAGTTTAGAAAGAATGGAGATAAAAATGAGCAAAGCAAGAAAAGCAAAACGAGCTAAAGAGCGCACTTCATTTAGTGACAGCGTTTTTTATCAGCTTTACACTTTTGACCAATACTTAGATTTATTTACAGAAATAGCAATTAGCTCGTTTGAATGGACTGGGCTTCCTAGCACTGTAGATGCACGATTTATTGAAGTTGGACTGTATGATAATAAAGCTATGCTGTATTTTAACGATGAAGTCATGGGAAATCTATGCTTGAGAACTGTACTTGGCGGTCAACTTGACGTTTACGATATACCACTAGATAGACGAGCGTATGCTTCTAATGGCTATCAACGTGTATGTGGAAGAAGTGACAGTGTTATTATATGGGATAATATGACACATTGGTGCTGTAAAGATAAGATGGAAATATACGCTAAAAGACTAGCCGAACTTGACGCAAGTATAGATATTAACTGCAAAGCTCAAAGAACACCGATTTTGATTAAGGGCAGTGAACAACAACAATTAGCTCTACAAAACGCATATATGCAGTATGATGGCAACCAACCAGTTATTTTTGCAAGTAATGATTTCATGGATGGTGACGGCAATTCATTTGGTGTGTTCACAACTGGTGCACCATATGTTGCAGATAAGCTATATGAGTTAAAGGTTAATCTATGGAATGAAGCACTAACTTACCTAGGTGTAACAAACATTAGTATTCAGAAAAAAGAACGAATGATTAAGGACGAAGTGCAAAGGCTTCAAGGCGGTGTAATGGCTAACAGATATTCAAGGGAATTTGCAAGGCAACAGGCTTGTGAGCAGATTAACAGAATGTTCGGTACTCAGATAAGTTGTCATTTCCGTGATGTATTCAATCAGAATGACGACAGGGAGGAGGATATTGACAGTGAGTAAATACTCAACACAAGTTAGATTTATTTGTGAAACAAGTGCAAATTTAACAGAGTCGACCGGGTTTAATGACATTGAAGATGTACTGGATAAGTCTTGGAACAAAATTTTTAGCGACTTTCCTATTTTTGATGAACATTACCGTGCAGAGCTATGTAAAAAAATTTTAAGACATTACTACACAAGAGAGATATGCTGTGAAACTGTAGGAAGATGGAGGCTATTTCTAAGTGATAAAATGAAAAACATAATGCCTTATTATAACCAACTTTATCAGAGTGAATTGTTAAAAATCCAACCATTAGTTAGCGTGGACAGAAGTATTAAACATGATGGCAGTGGAAGCGAAACCAAAACCACTAGCAGAAATGGAACTAATAGCAGTAGTTCGAAAACTGACGGAAGTACTAACACATGGAGCTATTACAGTGATACACCGCAGGGCGGTATTAATGGACTTGATAGTAACGATTATTTAACAAATGCCACACACAATGTGGGTTCTGATAGTACTAGTAGTACGGTTAACGGTAGTACAACTGATAATGAAACAGGAACAGGAAATAGAAGCGACAGCTATGTTGACAAAATTTTAGGGTATGAGGGTAATCAATCAGAAATGCTTCTAAAATTTAGAGAGACATTCCTAAATATCGATATGATGGTTATTGATGAACTTAAAGACTTATTCTTTACAATTTATTAGAAAGGAGCGTTTATGTATGAATAACTATGATAAAGAATTCTTTCAATTTTGGTGTTATAAGGTTTTACCGTTGGTATATGATGACAGCCTAAGCTATTATGAATTACTTTGTAAAATGGTAGATTATATTAACAATTTGATTGAAACTGACAAATTACAGAACGATGAAATCAATAAGCTAAAACAGGAAATACAGGTGGTGCAAAATTGGATTGATAATTTCGATACTAGCTTTGCTGAAAATGTTATTGCTCAATATTTAGCCACTATGATTTTTGTGACAATTAGTGATGCAGGATATATCATTTATAATATTCCTAAACACTGGGAATGTATAACATTTAATACAACTGGGTTAGATATTGAAAATAACATAGGTGTTGGTGATTATGACTATGGTCATTTAGTATTAAGTTATTAAGAAAGAGAGGTAAAAGTAATATGAGTTATGGCTTGATTAATAGACAGTATGTGGGTGCTAGGTATGTGCCGAAGATTATGGGTGAGTGGGACAAAAATATACCTTATGAAGCATTAAGTATAGTAACTTATAAAGGTAATAGCTTTACAAGTAAAATACCTGTTCCTGCTAAAGTAGATATTGGTGATGAGACTTATTGGGTTAATACTGGTAATTATAATGTTCAGATTGAAGAGTATAGAAAAGAAACTCTTGAAGCTAAGCAACTTGCAAATAATACTAACACTGATTTACAGGCATTTAAAAAAAATCAGACCAATACTAATAATGAAATTAATAATAAAATTGATTCAACAACAAGTGCATTAAATAAATTAAAAAATGCTGTGTTTGATGGCGATACTCCTAGTGTTATTACAGTTGCCAAAAATGGTGGAAGATTTCATACAATTAATGAAGCTATTACTTTTGCAAAGAAATATTGCGGAAGAAATACAAGAGTTACAATTTTAATATACGGTGGTGTATACAGAGAAAGTATTGTACTCACAAAAAATCCAGGTATAGACCTTGTTGGTATTGGTATGCCAGAGATTATTAGCGATGCACCATATCCTAATGGAGCCGCATATATTTATGGAGATACTTATATTGAGGGTATTTATTTTCATTCAATTGGTGCAAATAGTTATGCCTTTCATCTTGACGGAAGTAGCGATACAAGTTATGGCACTTCAGTAACTGTTGTAAATTGTAAATTTGTTAGTGATAATCAACCAGCACTAGGATGTGGGTGTACGAGAGGGTGTCAATACACTTTTATCAATTGTTTATTTTATGGTACAGATGGCATTTATCTGCATAATGAAGCTAGTGCTAATGTTGATAAACAGCAGTTTAATGCAATAGGATGTAAAATAAATGGCAAACAACACGCCGTTGCTATTGATGACGCCGCTAAATTAAATTTTGGCGCTACTGGCTCACCTTTAGTACTTAACTTTGCTAACTCTTATACAACCGAAAATATAAATAGCATGATTCTTTTTAGATTAACAAGTACTGAGAACTACGGGTACATACTTGGTGATAAAAATGGTATCTCACTTTCACCAGCGTCTACTACACAAATAGTAGCACTTGATTATAAATATCAAGGTGGTTACAGTATAACAGCATCTATTCCTACCTTTACAAACACTGGAGCTATATATATTCCAGTAGAAAACGCTAACTTATTCGAATGGACAGTAACAACAACAAAGCCGGGGGTTGGCACTTACCCATCAAAAGTTACAAGTGTTGGTGCGCACTGGTTGACAGTTACAAAAAATAGTGGTAACTGGGATGGAAGTACAATACAGGTAGACTTAAAAGGAACTAGGTAATAAATTTTAAGTACAAGCTCGTACCTCAAAAGGGGAACGAGCTTGTCGACGT